ATTAAAACAAGGGAGGAGAAATTAAAGAAACAGGCGGAAATAGAGAAGATGAAGGAAAAAGGGCAGTATGAACAACTCTTGAGGCAGGAAAGAAAAGAAGCGCTTGAAGATCTGAAAAACACATACTTACATGCAAAAGGACTTCCAAATGAATTCGGCGTATTAATCAATGTAGATCCACTAGCAGATTTATCATTAACTGAAGCAAAAGAACAGTTAGTTTCCACACTTGATTCAGTAGCAAAGAAGATAAACGAATTGGTAGAAGCCAAAGTAAATGAGAAATTGAGAAGTTTAGAAGTTGGATCATTTACACAAACTTCAAACATACCAGAAACATTACCAAAAACACGAGATGAACTTTTAAGCTTACCGTATGAAAAACAGGTAGAGATATTCACAAAATATCCTGACCTATACAATAAATTACTGCAAGGAGGTTGATTTAAATGGCAGAAACATTAAAAGCTAACATGGTAGTTCCAGAAGTATTTTCAAATATTGTTGAAGGTGAATTCACATCTAAAGCTAAACTGTTAAAATTTGCTACTGTGTACAATAATTTGGTCGGAAAACCTGGCGATACAATTCACTTTCCAAAATGGGGAACATTAAGCGAAGCAACTGACTTGACGGAAGCAACAGCAATGGGAACTGAAGTACTTGGAACATCTGATGTATCAGCAGTAATCAAAGAAATAGGTAAAGCAGTTGAAATTTCCGATACAGCTGTTTTAACCGCGATTGGTGATCCAATAAGTGAAGCTGCAAGACAACTTGGAATTGTTATTGCTAACAAAGTTGACAGTGATATTAAAGCTGAACTTGAAAGCACTACACTTGCCGTTGATTACTCAGCAACTGGAGTAATTGACTATAATGCAATAGTTCAAGCACTTGCACAATTTGGTGAAAACTATGATGACATTCTTGCACTTGTAGTTCACTCAAAACAAGCTGCTGACTTGTTAAAAGATAGCAATTTCATTAACGCAGCAGCATTTGGACAACCAGTTATGGTAAACGGCTATGCAGCAATTGGAAAAGTAGCAGGAATTCCTGTTGTAATTTCCGATAGAATAACCAAAACAACTGGCACACCAGATACATACACAGCATTGTTATTAAGAAAGAATGCAGTAGCACTTGCATACAAGAGACAGCTCAAGATTGAACAAGATAGGGACATCTTAAAGAGAACCACAGTAATTGCTGGAACAATGCACTATGCAGTCAAACTCTTGGACGAAAACAGAGTAGTTAAGATCATCACGCAATAATCAAGGGCGGGTTAATCCCGCTCTTTTTTAGTGAGGTGAAAGAATGGGTATCGGAGCACTTCGCAGACATTATGAACAGAATAATATACCTGAACCAAAGGAAGTTGAGCTTAAACAAGAGCCAGAAAAAGAACCAGAGGTTGAAAAGGAGGTAGAAGAAGTTAAAAAACAAGCTAAACCAAAGAAACAAACCGAAGGGAGCAAAACAAAGGGAGAATCCAAAAAATAAGGAAGTGGGATAAATGACTAATCTCGATTTTTTGAGAATGAAGATCCCCGATAAAGATATAACAAATCAACTTTTCACGGACGATGAACTAAATGAGATAATAAAAATCCACTCTGAAATTAAAGTAATGCAAGCCACACAAATGGATGTTGATAGTAAAGTGTTCAAAATTCCTGCATACAGATTAGATGAAACATATACAGAAAGGATATTTATCGGATTGCCATATCCAGAAAACGAATTAACTTCAGGATTTACCATGGATAAAGAATCAGGGATTATTTATTTCGATGATCCAGCTAGAGCAGATGTTTATGTACAAGCAAAAGTGATAGACTGGGATGATGTACTCGCGGATTGTTACGAAATGATTATGGGAGATATCAACAAGCTTAATTCATATTCTATTCAAAACGCTTCACAACAATTAGATGATACAAAAGCGCATCTCAGATATCTTGTAAGATATTATCGAAGCCCCAAAGGGTGGGATTTATGATTGAAATATCAGTCGATCAAAAGCAATTGCTTAAAATAAAACGATATGTAAGTGATGATAGGTTTAAGCAAGTATTGGGAAAAGTGTTAACAGCCGCTGGAATGGATCTAGAAGAAAAAATAGTTAAAAACATATACGAGAGAGCAAGCAATACCGGGCGTTTAGGTCAATCCTGGACTGTGAAAGATATAAGTTATGACAAAGTAAAAGTATTTACAAACTTACAATATGCTCCATTTGTAGAATATGGAACACGACCACATAGACCACCATTTGAACCGATTTTGAAATGGGTTCAACAAAAGTTACAAATCAAAGGTAGACAAAGCCGACATGTAGCTTGGGCAGTATGGTACAAAATAACACAAAAAGGTACAGAAGGAAAAAGTTATCTAAATGATGCAGTAAGAGATTTCAAATTATCCAAATGGATAGATGAACTTATAAGGACGTGGGAAAATGTTTAACACGGTAAGAAACCTTATAATTCAACTGGAAAACATTTTTGCTAACGTTTCAATTGCAGATGATAGAGCGCTGCAAAAAGCAAACAATGCAACCGTGTTTATTGACAAGATAATCCCGGAGTATCTTACAAGCACGAGAAAACGTTACACTTGCAACATGGCAATTGTATTTTCAGTCGAAGGAACACCAGATCCAGCTTACGAAACAGCAGATACAAAGATAGCACAAATTGAATCAACATTAGATAGCTCTTTCGCTTATTATGAAATATCTGAGATCCAATACAGTTATGTACAAAACCTAAAACGGCTGTTCGTATTTATGCAAATAAGCTTTAAATGGGAAGAATAACGGAGGTGAGTTAAATGTATACAGGAGCCAAATCAAGTGTCTTGCTTGGGATTGAATCGACTTTCGGGTCGGCAGCAACGGCTACATGGAAATTACCATTTAAAAGCGAAAGTCTAAACCATAAAGTTGAAGCAGTCAGATCAGAAGCATTATTAGGAACAAGGGGAATAAAGTCTCTCGCTCCTGGAAAATTAGGAGCTGAAGGAAGTCTAGATGTAGAGCTTTATCCAGAAACTGCAGGCGTTTTATTCTATCTTGCATTAGGAAAAGCTACTCTTATAGACCCAAACGCTGCTTCTTCTGGAGATGAATATACACAAATCACACCAATCGGTCTATCCGAAGAACTTCCAAGTGCAAGCATCGAAGTAAACCACGGTGGTCAGTCGTTTAAATATCTCGGAATGAAAATCAACCAGCTAAGATTTTCCGGCGCTGTTGGAGCAATACCATCCGTGACAGCTGATTTTATCGGAAAAGAAGAACAAAGCGGGTCTTTAACACAAGGGTCGTTAACTGTTCCTGGAGATGATCCATTCTATTTCAAAGAACTTAAGCTTTATACAGACCAATTCACAACGACTACAGATCTTTATTCAAGCATTGAACTTACAATCAATAACAATCTTGACTCCGACGATTACAGATTAGACGGAACAGGTAAAAGAAAAAGCTTAGAACCAGGAACGCTGGAAATTACCGGCTCGCTTGATATTATTTTTGACAGTTCAGTAGTTTCTGGAGAATACACTAAATTCAAAAATTTCACTGAAGCAGCTATTGGAATCGAACTTGCAAAAGACGCAACAAACAAACTTACAATCTATATTCCAAGACTTCTCTTTTCAAACATGACACACGATATCTCCGGGCCTGATAAAATAATGTTTAGAGCAGAGTTTACAGCTCTAATCCCAGGAGCTGGTGACATCATCGAAGTCATAGATTATACTAACGGAACAGGATCATATTAAGGGGGGGATCGAATGAGCCTTTTTGCAAGCAGTGAAACAGTGAAACTTTATATTAAGGATAAGAAAATCGTGAATAAAGAGACTGACACATGGATTGAAGTTCCAAAAGAGCTTTCTGCAGAATTAAGAGAAGAAGCAATAACAATTTTCCAGAATTCAAAGATAGAGGTAACTCGAGACGGGAATGCAATCCTGGATCTAGCTGCAGTAAATGCTATCCCATATAAATTCTTAGTCAAAGTCATCAAAGCATGGAGTGAAAGTGTACCTTTGACACTGGAAAACATAAAGAAAGTAGAGGCGACTACCCTTTTAAATATCTGGATCAAGCTTCAAGAGATGTACAATCTCGGTGGTAGCAATGCTTTTGGAGTTTGAGGATGGTAGCTGGATTGAATACAAAAAGCTAACTGTCAGAGGGTACGAGTTAATAAAACAAGGGAGAGTGATCGAAGCTCTCCCGTTTCACATTCTTAGATGGAGCGAAAACGCCCCCATAAATGCAAAGACTTGCGGAATGTTAAAACATGAAACAGTTGAGCTATTGAAAAAGAAATTATTCGAAAGTGTTGAGCCAATGATAAAGATTGAAGGATACAAACTAAAACGATGGCTAAATTTAATGCTTTCCGATATTAAAATGGGAAATAATATTCCGGAAGAAGATAGACAAATGTATGACTTTATAAGAGAGAATTACTTTCAGTTCGTGCTTGCATATATAGATCACAAGGGGAACATAATAAATCTTCCAGAGCCTGGAGGAATTTTAGATCAGCCCATAGATTGGATTGTTTTTTTAATTGCTTTTAAAACAGTCTTTGTAGAACAGCTCGCAAATAAGAATAAAGGCAGGTGATTCCGATGCCGCAACAAGAAACATTGGGAATAGTTATCAAAGCTTCAGATTCAGCTAGCCCCGTGCTAAGAACCGTCTCACGAAATTTGGATTCTTTTCAGAAGAAAATAGATAACGTTCGAAGAAATCTGCAACAATTTTCAAACGCGATCAATACTGCATTAAGATACACTGTTGCACTCACAGGAGCTTTAGCAGGGGCTGTTACTGCATCAACCTATTTCGCTGCAAAGGTTGAAAAGTCTTTCCAAAACGCCAGAACAATGATGCAAATGACAAGTGATCAAGCCAGAGAGATGCAACAACAATTAATTAATTTATCCATGGCAACAGGAAAGCCTTTAGACGAGCTTAATAATGCTTTGTATATGCTAGGATCAGCCGGTGTTGAAGCAAAAGATAGCTTAAACGTGCTAAAAGCCACTACTATTTCTTCAATCGCGGGCGCGACGGATTTAACAACTACGTTCCAAAGTGCTATTTCTATCATCAATGCATATGGATTAAGCATGGATAAACTTACCACAGTGTATGCAATGCAGTTTGAAGCAGTTAAGAAAGGGCTATTAACATACGAAGAACTTGCACGAGACTTTGGTCAGCTGATTCCAGCAGCTAGAAACTTAGGAGTAAACCTGAAAGAAGCATTAGCAGGTTATACAGCATTAACAACAGCGGGCTTCAGATCTGCAGAAGCAGCAAACGCCGCAGAAGGAGCATTCATGGATATGCTCCAACAGGCTGATAAGTTTAAGGAATTAGGAATCAGCCTGTATGATGCAAATGGAAAGTTCGTAGGCCTAACAAAAGTGGTTGATCAACTGAGAAAAAAACTTGAAGGACTTACAGATGATGAAAAACGAGCTTTCTTGCAACAATTAGCACTTTCCGAAACAGGATCGAGAGCGCTTTTAACTTGGATCAACAATTATGAAAAATTTACAGATGTGTTAAGCGGGATACGGGGTGATACAGAAGCCTTAAATGAAGCATATATGCTACAAACTCAATCCGTTTCGTACCTACTCGATAGATTAAAAGCCAGTATTGGAGCATTAAACATGGCATTCTTTAATGCAATAAGAACTGGCGTGGTTGATTTACTGCAAAAGATGATAGCAGGTGTAATTCAATTAACCAGATGGATTGATAAAAACCGTGAAGAAGTTGGCAAAGTTGTATGGGCTTTGCTGAGATTAGGTGTGACAATTCTTGGGGTGTTATTTGCTTTAAAACTGTTTGCACAACTTGCACAAATAGGAACAGTCTTACTTAATCCGTTTACATTAGCAGTTCTTGGTGTAGTGACTGCGTTATACAAGTTATGGCAATCAAAGAACGAAGGAAAGAGCTTTGCAGATTTCTTGCAATGGTTATGGCAAGGATTAGTGGAAATATTTACCAACATAATTAATTGGATTAAAAGTGTTAACTGGCAAGAGATTTGGGAAGACTTTATTGGCTTTTTAAGTTGGATTTGGCAAGGTATGAAATCAGGATTTAAAACGGTATGGGATTGGACTGTTACTGGTTTAGACAAATTGTGGGACATAATGAATTGGCTTGGTGATAAGATCTGGACTGGGATTAAAACAGCATGGGATTGGGTTGTATCAGGTCTTACTTGGTTATGGGAAAACATATTACAACCAATTGGCGAGGGAATTTGGCAAGGTATAAAGACAACATGGGAATGGATCGTTAATGGCTTAACTTGGCTATGGGCAAATATTCTAGAACCACTTGGTCAAGGTATATGGAACGGCTTAAAGACAACCTGGAATTGGACTATACAAGGTATTGAATGGTTGTATGATAACATTCTAAAACCATTAGGAACAGCAACTTGGCAAACATTAAAAACAACTTGGGTTTGGACTATTACAGGTATTCAATGGCTTTGGGAAAATGTTTTACAACCATTAGGAGAAAAAATATGGGAAGCATTGAAAACAACATGGGAATGGACAATAACTGGTTTGGAATTTGTAAGAGAAATAATGAAATACTTTGGTTCAATTGTACAAACAACTTGGGAAATAGCAGTTAAACTTACTGGCGATGTTATAGATTTCTTTAAAAAAGGTTTTGAACAAACTGGTGAAATTGCAGTAAAGAAAGAAGAATTGGCAAAAGAAATTATGGATGATAAATCAACTCCGTGGTGGATGAAAATACTTGCATGGATGGGGCTTTATTACGAGCCAGGATTTGCCGAAGGTGGATATACAGGTTCTGGTGGCAAATATGAACCGGCTGGAATTGTACATAAAGGTGAATATGTAATACCAGCAAATATAGTTTCAAGATATCCAGAATTAGTTGCAATGTTAGAAAAATTAAGATTGAAAGGATATGCAGAAGGCGGTCTTGTAGATTTAGTTATGAAATATGCATTTGGTGGTGGCGTAGTCGACGACATTAAAACAATAGCAAATGCAGTTCAAATAATTGCAGATCTTGTAAAAGAAAGCAATCCAGAAATGGCGGAACAGTTAAAGCTTATAGCTGGTGAATTGCAACAAGAAGAATCTGGTGCTGCAAAAGAAAAAGAGCTAACGTTTTTGGAAACGATAAGCAAATGGTACAAACAAGTTATCGAATCGGTACCGTTCATAAAAAAAGCAGTTGATAGCTTTGTTTTTTTGCTTGGAACATTGCAAAGCGTGCAACAATTATTGGATCCAATCGGAACAATTATTCAAGGAATTTTTAACGTGCTAGCACCATTGATTGACAGCGCACTTAAACCGTTCGCACAATTGTTGCTTGTTATTGGAAATACGTTAGGCGTTATACTTACACCTGTTTTGGAACTTGTGGCACAAAGCCTACAATTTTTTGCAAGTATTCTTGTATGGGCTTATAATACGGTTATTGTTCCTGTCGCACGTGGGTTCTATATTGCATTTGCTATGATAGTTAACGGGTTCAATTGGCTATATAATAAAGTATCTGACGTAGTTAGGAGGATTACGTTCGGTGTGGTAGATATGGGAACAAGAGCCGTAAAATCGTTTAGTGATATCGTAAAGGAAGCAGAGGAAAAATTACCGGAAATTGAATTGGGTGAGTCACCAACCGCAGAAGCACAAATGAATGAATATGTCGCAAACGTTACACGTTCCGGGCCAGAAACTGTTTATAACATCATAAACTTGTACGCAAATGAAAGCTTTATAATGGACCATAGAACTAAATTTGAAGACTTCTTAGCAGAAACTATTCAGAAACTTATTGATACAGGACAAATAAAATTTGCATAATGGGGGCGTAAGCTCCCGTTTTTTAAGGAGGAATAAGAATGGTTCAAAGCACAACAAAACCAAGTGAAATTCAAATAATTTCAACTACTGATGACATTAAAAAGAATAAAGTATTAGTCAAATATGCATTCAACTATAACATAACAGAAAAACAGATTG